TGTGAGGGGACACGTGACTTTAGAGTCGGCGGGAGGGCGGGATAGGGCGGTATTGGGTGGGACAGTGTGGGACGGAATGGCGGTTTCGCGCGGGTTTCGGGGGTGCTCTCCAAAAATTGGCGTTTCGGGGCGTTGTCTAGAGTCGGGGGCGATTTAGACAGTGCTCGGACAGGTTGAATTAGAATCGGGGCGATTGGGGCGTGACCCTCTTAGAGGGCGCTTAGTGGCGGATTACCGCCGTTTGAGGGGCTGATGATCGGGCGGCGATGGCCGCGGGCGCCTGCGGGAAGTGGGACTCGGGTGGTCCCAGTTCGGGCAGTGGGGTCCCAGTTCCGGAAAGTGGCGGATTTCTGCGGGTCTGCGGGGGAGAGTGGGTATCATGCCCGACCTCGGCGGCGGCGGGGAAGTGGGACCCCTTTGCGGGGTGGGACGTACCGCCAATGTCCATCGGCGCCGGTGCGGACGAAGATGTATTCGTGCTCCGGCTGCTCGCCGATCCGGGCGGTCTGATCGTGGCCGGTCAAATGCTGGCCATCGAACGGGCCGCCGCGGCAGAAGCCTGAGAAGGCCATGTCAGTAGGACAGGAAATCCATCTCGGCGTCCGACATGGCGTCGCAGACCTCGGCGTCGGCGCCGGCGCCGAGCTGGTTGAGTCTTTGCCAGACGGCTGCGAGGTCGCCGCCGCGCGGCCAGGCGCGATCCTGGGCGGCGCCTTTGGCGAGGCGGCCGATGGCGTCGTCGCGGCCTTTCTGGGCGAGCAGCCAATCGGCGAAGCTGGGCTTGGCGGGTGGGCGATAGCGGGCGGCGTTGGGCGACGGGTGCGCCATGGGGGCTTCTCCTTTCGGGCGATCGTCGAGCGCGGCTTCGTCGAGCCGGAAATAGCGGGCCAGCGTCTCTCGTTCTTCGTCGCGGAGGCGGCGGGGCGATCCGGTGCGGATGTAGCGGCCGAGATAGTCGGGCCTGCGGCCGATCAGGCGCGACAGCGACGAACAATCCTCACCGTGCCGCTTGATCAGGGCAGCCAGCACGCCGCGGGCGGGAGGAAGGGCGAAGGCGACTCGATGTTCCATGCCATGCATTGGAACAAACTAGGAACGATTTGGCAAGAGGAGTCTTTAGGGTCAGTCCAGCCGCATGGTGTCGCTGCAGCGCACGGTACCGAGGCTGGCGGTGCGAAAGTCATCGCCGGCGGCGACCCGATCGATATCGACAATGCGGACGTCGGTTCTTTCGTCCCTGGCGTGCTTGGCATCGAGGACAAGGCAGACATATTCGGCAAAGCCGTACCGCCGCGAGCCATCGGTATGGACACCGATATTCCATTCAACCGCCGCCGCTGGATCGAAGTGTATGTCCACGATCTTCGGCTCGGATCGCAGAGCAGCGAGTGCAGCAGCTCCGCCATCGCGATAGCGCTGCTGGATGACAGCCGGCGCAACTGCCGGCGCGTTTGCCTGCGGTACCGGCGGCTGGCTGTCGCAGGCCGATAGAGCAAAGACGAGGACGCCAATGGTGAATGCCTTTCTCATCATCGACGATCCCCGTCTCAAATCTTCCGACCGATGAACACGATCCGGCCGACCACGTTGACTTCCTCGTGGTGGACGCTGTCGGGCGGGACGCGGTCGTTGTCCGACAGGATCGAGACGCGCTCGCCGTGCACCCTTACCCGCTTGATCATCGCGATCTCGCCGATCGTCAGCGCCCAGATCGCGTCTTGCTCGCGGATGGTGCGAACCGACCGGTCAATCAGGACGATGTCGCCGTCCTGCAGCGTAGGTTCCATCGAGTCGCCGCGTCCCCGCGCGAACGTCAGCAGCGGTGGCGGCGTCGTCGAGATCCGCTCCAGCCACGATCGTGGAAAGTGCAGAATTTCTGCCTCGACCACCCCGTCCGAATAGGTCCCGCCCAAGCCATAGGCCAGGTCGATCTCGTGGACCGTGACCAGATCGAGACGGCCTCCCGCGGTCGATCCGACCAGAATCGCGTCGATCGTCGTCTGCAGCTGCTCGGCAAGGTCGGCTAGCACCTCGGTTGGCCAGGCGCGCTTGCCGACCCAATAGTTCGCGAAGCTGGAGCTCGGGATTGGGAGGCGTTTTTCAAGATCGCCGCGCTCCAGGCCGAGTTCAGAAGCGCGCGCACGGACGCGGGCCGCCATCGATTCCACAATCGTGTATTGACCTGATCGTTTTGTGGAGTCTATATCCACGTTTGTGGATTTCTTGCGAGGGGCTTCAGATGTCACCGGCCGTCACCATACATCCTGAGGCCGTCAAGGCCGCCATTCGCATGCGTTACGGAACGCTTGCGGCGTTCGCGGCCACGCATCGGCTGGAAGCTCAAGCTGTGCGGGATCTCCTGCGCGGCGTTTCGGCGACCGCGAAGCCCCATGTGGCCGAGTTGCTCGGGGTCGATCCTGATCACCTTACCATCTCCCGGTCCACAGACGTGGAGATGGATAGCAAGCCGGGCGGCGCGGCGCACCGTCTAAATGCTGGGGGTCGCTAGACATGGTCGAGCCGAAGCCCTTGCTCCGCGATCTCAACCCGATTGCGGCAGACCTGTTCGACGAAATGCGGCGGCACAGGATCGCGAACGGCGATCTCAGGGACGCTGCGATCGAGCTTTGCGCAATGCTCGACGTGATGTGCGAGCGCAAAGCGATCCGCCCCGGCTTCCGCGACCTCGTCAAGTCGCAAGCCGATCGCCTGCGCGAGACCATCACGCATGCGCGGGAGGCCTGCTGATGGCGACGGCTCCCGCAAACGACACGCTGCAGTTCGAGCAGGTCGACGACACCGGGTTCGTCCGGGTCGAGGACGTCGAGGTCGGCAAGCGGCTCCGTTCGGTCGATCCGGTCTGGGCCGATGCGCTCGGCAGCGCGATGCTGCGCGAAGGTCAGGCCACGCCGATCGTGATCTGCCGGCTGCCGGGCCAACCGAAATGGATGCTGGTTGCCGGCGCGCACCGGCTCGAAGGCGCCCGGCTGCACGGGATCGAGCAGCTGAAGGCCGAGATCATCAGCGCACGCGTCGGTGAGCGGGCGCAGCGCGAGATCTCCGAAAATCTCTGGCGTCGCGGTCTCGATCCGCTTGAACGCGCGGCGTTCATCGCCAAACAGGTCGAAATCATCAAGATTCGCAAGGGGATCGACCCCGAGCAGGATATACGTTCGGTCGCTGCGCAAGTGCGTTGGAACCGGGCGCGCGGCGCGGCAGTGAAGGCCGAGGCGGCGGATGCGTCGGAAATTTTTTCCCACGCATATGGCTGGTCGGATGAAATCGCCGAGAAGCTCGGTGTCAGCGCGAAGACGGTCACCAACGCGCTCGCGCTTTACCGGCAGATTCCGCCGTCCGCAGCGTCCCGCCTTCGCGCGGCCAAGCATCCGATCATCGACAACGCGAGCGAGCTTTCGAAGCTGGCGAAGCTGACAGACGAAGAATTGGATGCGGTTGTCGATCTGCTGATCGCCGGCAGAGCCAAGCGGGTCGCGGAGGCCAAGGCGCTGGTCTCGGGTAAGCACGACACATCGTCACCCGAGGACAAGCGCCTCTCGACGTTCGTCGGCACCTTCCAGCGCATGACGCTGAGCGAGCGGCATGGGGCGCTGCAGCAGCTGCCGCTGCCGGCCGGAACCTCGTTCTGGCACGGGCAGCACCGGGCGGACATGCTCGCGGCGCTCAATGCCGGATTCGCGGTGCTTACGGGACTCCTCGATGGCGAGCCGACCGACGACGACGCGCTGCTCGATGCGGCCGGCAAGCTGCAGCAGATGCTCCACACCATCCAAGGTGTCGCATGAGCCGGTGGCCCGCCAGTCATGTGTGCGGTCTGTCGCCCATGCAGCACGCGATCCTCGACGCCTATGATCGGGGCCTCAGCGTCTCCGCGATCGCGGCGGAGACCGGGTTCACGCTGCACCAGGTGCGGCGGCAGCTGAAATATTGCGGCGCGGCCGACACCAAGGGGCCGAACCGCGACAATATCGCGTCGGCGTCGGCCGCGTTGCTCGCGGCGATCCGGCAGCATCATCCGCATCAGGTGCGGTCATGAACGGCCGGCCGGGCACGCTGCGCGAGGCGCTGGTTTTCTGGGCGGTGATGATCGTCGGGACGGCGGTGGCCGTGTCGCCGTGGATCGTCGCGCTGCGGGTGCTGCCGTGAAGATGGGCGTTCGTCCCTCGGCGCGGCAGGTGGCTGCGCGGGAGCGTCATGCGGCGATCAGCCGGTCGGCGTATCGGCGCCAGGCGGCGGTGCTGGCGCCGATGCTCGCGCCGGAATGCGCGGCGAGCGCGTGCGGTGAGCGGGTCGCGCAGCGCGGTCACCTCATGTGCCGGGATCATTGGCTTTCGCTGCCGCTGGAGCTGCGCCTGGTGATCCTGCGCTCGCAGGCGGCGGGGCATGTGCGGTCCTACCAGGACGCCGTCACGGCCGCGGTTGATCTCATCGATAGTGGGAGGTTTGGACTGTGACGCCACGTCAAAAGCAGGCTTTGGACTTCGTGACGGCGTTCATCGCCGAGCGCGGCTTCGGGCCGTCTTACAGCGAAATCCAGGCGGCGATGGGCCTGAAGACACGGAGCCGGGTGGCGGTGCTGCTCGACGCGCTGGTCGAGCAGGGGCGGTTGCGGCGGACCCCGAACCGCGCGCGCGGGATCGAGGTGGTCGGGCTGCATGAGCGGACGATCTCGATGTTCACAACGACGGCGCTTCGCGAGGAGCTGCGGCGGCGGGGTGAGTGGACAGCCCCTCTCCCGGCCTCTCCCCAGAGGGGAGAGGGGGCATGACGATCATCCAGATCGCCGAGTGCAAGCTGATACGCGCGTGCGGCAGCGTGCATGACATCACCGACTGGCTGGATGCGGCCGGCGAGGACTGCGCGCCGGAGCAAGCCGTCCAGCTGCTGGCGGATGACAATGGCGCGTGCCTGATCGTCGATCTGCGCTCGTTCACCGCGGTGCAGTTCCAATGAGCGCCGAGGCCGCTCGCTTGCGCAAGCATCGCGTCGAGATGGCGCGGGCGCTCAGCGACAACATCACGCTCCAGGAGGCGCGCAAGCGGATCGCCATCGAGGAGCGCGTGGCGCTGGCTCGCCGCGCGCGCGGGGACTCACCCTCACCCGACCTCGCTGCGCTCGGCCACCGGCACGTCCGCTCTTTGGCCCATCCGGGGGATGGGCCTGCGGTCGTGCCCCCCCCAAGGGGAGAGGGGCGAGGTGCCGCATCAGTGGTGGATGGACCTGTGAGCGCCGTTGGACTCTCCTGGCCGGCCGAACAGGCGCTGATCGCGCTGCATTGCGGGCTGCCGGTCGACATCGACAAGCGGACCGAGCGCGGGCTGATCCTGCGCGGGCTGATCGAGATCGTGCCCCAGATCGACTGGGTGGATCGTCACCTGGTCCCGGAGCTCACTGACGAAGGCCGGCCGGTCGCCGCGGCGCTGCACGCGCAGCAGCTCGAAAATGCGCGCTATTTGCGGGCGCAGGGTGCGCGCCGCTCGATCAGGGGGCGGCGGGCATGAGCCGGGAAGCGCTTCTCAAAAAGATCAAGAAGGCGCTCGCGCTGGCCAAATCGGCCAATGAGCATGAGGCGGCCGCGGCGCTGGCGACGGCGCGGCGGTTGATGGACGAATATGGCGTCGACGAAGTCGAGGTCGAGCTGGCGGCGGTCGGCGAATCCGTCGCGCGCGGATCGCAGAACGAGCGGCCGGCGCGGTGGGAAGTGACGCTCGTTCTCGCCGTCGAGCGCGCGATCGCGGTCAAGCCGTTGCTCGATGTGGACCGGCGGTGGTGCTTCATCGGCATCACGCCGTCGCCGGAGATCGCCGGCTATGCCTTCACCGTTCTCTACCGGCAGCTCAAAAAGGCTCGCGCGCACTACGTCTCGACACAGTTGAAGCGCTGCACGGTGGCGCGGAAACGCAAGCGCGCCGACCTGTTCTGCGAGGGCTGGGCGGCTGTGGTCTACCACAAGATCGCGGCGCTGAATCCGGAACAGCCGCTCGACGATTTGGTCCGCCGCTATCTGACGGAGCGCCACGCAAATCTCGGCGCGGTGAAGCCGCGGGCGGCCGGGCTGTCGGGCCGCGTGGCCGAGGACGATCGCGCGCGGGGCCGCGACAGCGGGCGCCAGGCCGAGTTGAACCATGGCGTGGCCGGCGCCGCGCCGCAGCTGCGCATCGGGGGGCGGGCGTGACGAAGTCCCCCATCGGCGAGAAGCTGCAGGCAATGGCCGACGGCCCGATGGTTGGCGGCATCGGGAAGGTGCGGAAGCGTGGCAAGGTTGTCGCGCGCGGTTATGCGGCCGCGCCTGGCACCGGGCCGGACGGCGAGACGTGCCGGAGCTGCGCCAATCGCTACGGCGTGACGGGCGGCCGCAAGACATTCTGGAAGTGTCGGCTGGCGCCACGATTCTCGTGCGGGCCGGCGACCGATATCCGTCTCGGCTGGCCGGCTTGTGCGCGGTGGGCGGCGACAGACCCTCACCCGGCCTCTCCCCCGAGGGGAGAGGGGCAGAAGTGACCAAGCGTCGGGCCTTGACCGATCCGCGGCAGATCGACTTGTTCGCCGTGCCTGCGCCGACGCGCGGGCCGGCGTCGTTTGCGGGCTATGGTCAGCAGGTATCGGCCGCGATTTCGAACATGTTGCGGCACGATCTGCGGTCGCGCGAGGAAATCGCGGCGGCGCTGTCGAGCGCGATGGCCGAGGACGTCTCGCCGCAGATGCTCGACGCCTATTCGGCGCCGGCGAGGGGTGCGCACAACATCAGTTTCGCGCGGGCGATCGCGTTCGTCTCGGTCACCGATCAGCATGGAATGATCGAGGACGCGGTGCGGCGACTGGGCGGCCACATCCTGTGGGGCGCCGAAATCAAAGCGGCCGAGCTTGGTCATATCGACAGCGAAATCGCGCGGCTTCGGCAGCGCCGCAAACAACTCGCGCCAGAAGTGTCGCCGATTACTCAGGGGAGGAAGCACGCGTGAGTGATTATTGCCATATCAGCTGGACGGCCGGTGAGGCGCGCGTGAAGGGCTTCAACGCGTCGAACCGCGGCAAGGCGACGACGGTCCGGATCGAACTGGAAGTCACCGATTCGGACGCGCTGTCGTGGATCATGCGGCAGCTGCAGGAAGCACAGCAGGCGGCGAAGCTTCGGACGGTGACAACGCCGACACGTCGCGCTCGTGCCCGCCAGGACAATCTGCTTACCGCTGCCGATGTACTCGCGCTGCTGCCGGCGCCACCGCTGAAGCTCTCCGATCAGCGGGGAGGTCGGCGCTGATGATCGCGGGCGGGGGAAAAGACTGGTTTGACGCGCAGGAACTGGCCGATCTCGGGCTGCCGGGGCTGTCGAAGGTCAAGCGCAAGGTCAACGAGCGCGCCGCGCATGAATGCTGGGCGCTGAAGCATGGTGCCGATGGGTCGCCGCTGGCGCGGCCGCGGCGTGGACGCGGTGGCGGGCTCGAATATCACATCACCTTGCTGCCGGCGTCGGCGCGGGCGGAGCTGATCAAGCGCGGGATGGTCGGCGGGGCCGATGTCGCGACGCAGCTGCGGCCGGCCGACGCGCTGGCCGATAATGGGCGGTGGGGGTGGTTTTCGGCGCAGTCCGAGAAGGTGCGTGCCGAGGCGATGCGGCGGGCGGCGATCCTCAACACGGTCGAGGCGCTGGAAGATGGCGGGCAGACGGCGACGTCGGCGGTGGCGCTGGCGGCGGACCAGCACAAGGTGAGCGCTGCCACGATCTGGAACTGGCGGCGGATGGTGGACGGGATCGCGCCGGCGAATCGGCTGCCGTTCCTGGCGCCGCGGCGCGGCGGTGGCGGTGCCGAGGCCGAGGTGGCGGACTGGGCATGGCAGGTGATCAAATCGGATTATCTGCGGCCCGAGCAGCCGACCTGGGCGAGCTGCTATGCGCGGCTGGAGCTGATCGCGGCGGCGCGGGGTGAGACGCTGCCGCACGTCCGGACGCTGTGGCGCAAATTGTCGCGCGACGTCGATCCGCGGCTGGTGATCGCAATGCGCGAGGGCGCGGACGCGCTCCGCCGGACCTTGCCCCCGCAGCAGCGGACGGTGGCGGGCATGCATGCGATGGAGCTGGTCAACGTGGACGGCCACACCTGGGACGTGTTCGTCAAATGGCCGGACGGGACAATCGCGCGGCCGTGCATGGTGGCGATCCAGGACGTCTATAGCCGCCGATTCCTGACGCACTCGACCGGCCGGGTTGAAAGCGCGGTCGAGACGCGGCTCGCGTTTGCGCGCCTTTTCCAGCGCTATGGCATCCCGCCGGCCTGCCTGATGGACAATGGCCGGGCGTTCGCGAGCAAATGGGTCACGGGCGGCAGTAAGACGCGGTACCGGTTCAAGGTGCGCGACGAAGAGCCGCAGGGCCTGCTGACCGCGTTCGGAATCGTCAATCATTGGGCGAAGCCGTATCGCGGCCAATCGAAGCCGATTGAGCGCATGTTCCGCGATTTTTGCGACCATCTGGCCAAGCATCCGGCGTTCAGCGGGGCCTATACGGGCAACACGCCGCTCGCGAAGCCGGAGAATTACCGCAGCACGGCGGTGCCGCTCGACTTGTTCCTCAAGGTGGTCGAGGCGGGATTCGCGGCGCACAACGCGCGCAAGGGCCGGCGGACCGAGATGGGCGCGGGCGTGCGCAGCCTGGATGAGGTGTTCGCCGAATCCTACGCGGTCGCGCCGATCGGCAAGGCGACGCCCGATCAATTGCGGCTGGCGCTGCTGACCGCGGAAGATCGGCCGACCGATCGCAAGTCCGGCGCGGTCACCTTATACGGCAACCGCTATTGGTCGGAAGAATTGTCGCTGGTCGCGGGCGACCGGGTGACGGTGCGCTGCGATCCGGACGATCTGCACGCGCCGATCCATGTCTACACGCGCGACGGCCACTATATCTGCTCGGCGCCGGTGATCGAGGCGACCGGCTTCCTCGACGTCGAGGCGGCGAAGGTCCGCGGGAAGCTGGAAGGCAATCTGCGCAAGGCGATCAAGGTGCAGCGCGAGGCCGAGCAGCTGCTGGATGCCGCGCAGATCGCGGCGCTGCTGCCGGCGATGCCCGACGATGATCTGCCGGAGACGGGCGTGGTGCGGCCGGTGCGGCTGGGCGGGCAGACGGCCGCCGCGCTGCGGCCGGTGCAGCAGAGGGCACAAAGAGCCGAGCGAGAGGCCGTCGAGACGGCGGTGATCGACCGCATGGCGGTGGGCCTGACCCGGCTGCGCTCGGTCAAATGATTTCACGGTCAACAGGAGACCATCATCATGAACGATCCGAAAGATATGCCGCTCGACGCGGACGAACTGGTCGCTTGGCTGAAGGCGCACAAGGAGAGCAGCGGCTTCTCCTGGGCGGCGCTGGCCAGGGAAACGGACATCCCGCACGGGACCTTGAGCACGCTGCTGACGGGCAAATATACGGGCAATCTCGACAACCAGGCGGTGCGCATCTTCCGGTACCGCCAGAAGGTGGAAAGCCAGACCGCGCGGCGGAAGAGCGCGCTGGCGGCGCCGGCCTATGTCGTCACGCCGACGTCGCAGCGGATCGAATTCTTGCTGCAGATCGGGCAGATGGGGCGGATCACGGTCGCGGCCACCGGGCCGGGCACCGGCAAGTCGCGGACGGCGCAGCATTATCAGGCGAGCGTGGCGAACGTCTGGCTGGCGTCGATGCGGCAGACGCACAAATCTGTCTCGGCGATGATCGCCCAGGTCATGCTGGCGATGCGGCTCTCTTCGGCGAGCGGCTGGGTGCAACAGCGATCGAGCCAGGTGGTCGAGTTCGTGCGCGATCGCGGCGGGTTGCTGATCATCGACGAAGCCAATCACCTGACGCTCGAGTCACTGGAAGAAATTCGCGGCTGGCATGACGCGACCGGTGTCGGCGTAGCGTTGCTGGGCAACGAAGAACTTTTGATGAGGATTCGCGGTGGCCAGAAGCGGCACGCCTACGCGCGTCTCAACAGCCGGATCGCGCAATGCCATATCCAGGACATGCCGGCCGAGGGCGACGCGGCGGCGTATCTCGACGCGATGGACATCGACGATCCGGCGATCCGGCGGCAGCTGACCGATGTCGCGCTGTCGCCGGGCCATGGCGGGCTGCGCGAGATTCAGCAGATCCTGGAATCGGCGAACATGCTGAGCATCGCCGATGACCAGGCGCTGACGTTGCAGCACGTCCAGGAGGCGATGCGGACGCGGACGACGCAGCATCTGCGGCGGGCAGCGTGAGCGCGCTCCAGCACGCCTGGCAGGTGCTGCGCGGGCCGCGGCTGGTCGACACCGTCCTGCTGATCGGCGGGACGATCGCGGCCGGCGCTGTCGCCGGGCTGACCGCGCCGGTGATCATCTGGGCGTTTTCGTGATGGCGCGGCTGTATCTCGTTTCGATCGACAGCGACCGCGACATCGGCTGGCCGCAGTTCAAGGATGTGCGGCTGCCGACGGCGTGTGGCTCGATCGATCTCGACGGGCTGTTTGATCGCGTCACGTCCAGCGATCGCGCGGTGCGGCGCGAGGCGGCGGCCGAGTTGTTTGGGGCGGTCGAACAGAGTTATCGGATCATCAAGAGGATGACATCATGAGTGCACAGCCGAAATATCAGGCCAATCCTTACCGGCGCCAGTTGCTGGGCAAGGTGCATGTCGCCAAGAAAGAACTTCTGCTCGACGATGACACCTATCGCGGCGCGCTGATGCTCGTCACAGGCAAGGGCAGCGCGGCGGATTGCAGCGATGGCGAGCTGCGCGACATCATCAAGCATTTCGAGAGCAAGGGGATGCGACCGCGGACCGGCGCCAATGCCGCGCGGAAGACGGATCATCCGGCGGCGAAGAAGGCGCGGGCGATGTGGATCTCGCTCTACCAGCTCGGCGCGATCGAGAATGCCGCCGAGCAGGCGCTGGAGGCGTTCGCGGCGCGGCAACTGAAGGTCCAGAAGATGGCGTGGATGCGCCAGGCGGACTGCTACAAGCTAATCGAGGCGCTCAAGGCGATCGCCGAGCGCCATGGGTGGCGGCAGTCGATCGCCGGGCTGGGACTGGCCGATCCGACGCGGGTGCTGCAGGCGCGGTTGTGTGATGCGATCCTGGCGAAGATGAAGGCAAAGGAGCTGGTGCCGGCGGACTGGACGCTGGAGCGCGCGGCGTTCGACCTGCTCGGTGAGCGGCCGGAAGGGTTGATGCCGATCATGTGGTCGCTGGGGACGCTGACGATCGTCGCGGCCGGCCTCGGCGCCAAGCTGAGGGCGGCGTCATGAGCGCGCCGAAGATCGTCCATATCGATCGGCCGCCCGAGGCAAACCTCGCCTGGTTCGATCTGCCCTTGCTGGACAGCACGGCGCGGCGGCCGTTCTGGCTGCCCTTGTGCCGCGACGCGCTGGCGATCGTCGGCCTGGTGTCGATCGTCGCCCAGGTGCTGGCGCTGATCTGATGGCGTCCAGGCCGGCATCATCCAGCTCGAGCTGGGACGAGATCGTCGCGGTGATCGGCGAGGACGCTGCCGGCAAGCTTGCGGCGGCGTTTGGGGGGATCGAACTCTACGTCCCCCCCAAGCTCGGCCACCATCACCCGATCAGCGTGGCGATCGGGATCGAACATGCCGTGAAGCTGGTCGATCACTATCACGGCACAGAGATTTATGTGGCCAAGGTCGATGCGCGCAACGCGCTGGTCAGGCGGCTGGCGGAGACGGGCCGGTTGACGCGGCAGGCGATCGCGCTCGCCGTTGGACTATCCGAGCGGCAGGTCTACAACATCCTCGCGACCGAGCCGGAGCCGAATGAAGACCCGGATCAAATCCGCATGTTTGATTAGCCGGTGACCCTGAAATATTTCAGGGAAAGGCAAGCCGCTCCCCGCGCCTAGTGTCGCCCCCTCAAAAGAGCGGGCGGGACATGCGCAAAATCAACAAAATCGTCATTCATTGTTCTGCCACGCGCGCCGGCGTGCCGGTGACGATCGCCGACGTGACGCGCTGGCACAAGGACAGGGGCTTTCGGACAGTCGGCTATCACCGCTTCATCCGGCTGAACGGGCTGATCGAGATCGGCCGCGCCGATAATGACGTTGGCGCCGGCGTGTTCGGCCACAATTCCGACTCGCTGCACATCTGCTACGCTGGCGGTCTCGACGCGCACGGCCGTCCGGCGGATACGCGGACGGAGCCGCAGCTCGCGTCGATGCGCGTCCTGGCGCGCGATCTCCATCGCCAATATCCTGACGCGGAATTCATGGGGCATCGCGATCTGAGCCCCGATCGCGATGGCGACGGCGTGATCAGTCCGCAGGAATGGCTGAAGGCTTGCCCGTGCTTCGACGTTCGCGCGTGGATCGCATCGCTGGGCTTTGCCTGGAACGGCGCGCGCTGATGCCGACGTTTCCGGATAGCACGCCGAGCAGCATTACGGGGTTGGAAGCTGATGTCGCGGCGCTGAAGGCTGGCGTGCCGGCCGAATCCGCGGCGCGCGTGGCGGCCGACGATGCGCTGGGCGTGCGGATCGATGGCGAGGCCGCGGCGCGGATCGCGGGGGATGCCGCGACCATGGGGGCGATCGCGCAGGAGACCGAGGGGCGGCAGGTCGGCTATGATTCGCTCAATGCCCGGCTGGGTGACGAAATTCTGGCGCGGGCGAATGGCGACGACCTCAACTTCAGCCGTGTGGACGGGCTTGAAAGGTCGCTCACCCAAGGGCTGGGGGAAGTCGTCGCGGTTGCGACGTGGGCGGAACTGGACGCTGTCGATAAGTCGAAACTGCTGCTGGGCAAGGGCGCCAAGGTCTACGGGCCGGACGCCGCGCAGCATAGCGACCCGGTCAGCGCGGCGATGGTCGCCAATGAGGGCGTTTATTCGCTGGTTGCGCAGGGCTGGAAGCGCCTCGGTAATCTCGAAGTGGCCGACACGACGGCGCTGCGCGATCAGACTGCTACGCTCCGCACCGAAACGCTGGGCTATCGTGATCAGACGATCGTCGCCGCCAACCAGGTGAACGCGCCGCTGATATCGGCGCGGCTGGGCGCGCTGATCGGCACGGCCGACACGTTCGACACCTTTGCGGGGAAATCGAGCGAGGCGACTGTGACGACGCGCGCGTGGATCGGCGTTGCTATGGATGCCGGCGTCGATCTCGCGGTGGGTTCGGTGATCGACTCGATCCGGTTTGATATCAAGGTCCCGGTCGGCTGCGCGAACCTGCGGCTGGAGATCTATGAGGTCGATACGTCGAGCACGACGGTCGATACCGCCGCGCCAGGCACCGCGCCTTACACGGCGTCGATCCGGACTATCAACATAACGCCGGCAGCCGCCGGCATCGTGCCCGGCGCGGCCGCGATCGCCGAGGCGACCATCCCGCTGTTGTCGCTGGCGCAGCCCGTCGTCATCTCCACTGGCAAGACGTACATGGTCACGCTCGATGGCAATGACGGCGCGCTCGGCAGCGGTGCCCGCACGACCATCGACTATGGCTATCGCGCGACGATCAACAATGCCGTCGTAACCGGTTCGATCACCGGCACGACGCTGGACGTGACGGCCGTGACGTCGGGCGCGCTGGCGGTGGGCATGACGATCACCGGTGCGAGCTTTTCTGCCGGAACCCAGATCATCGGTTTGGGGACCGGCACCGGCGGCACCGGAACCTATGTGGTCAGCGTCTCGCAGTCGCGCGCCAGCACGACGGTGACGGCCTTTTATCAGCGGTTGCGCGGCCGGTATCATGCTTCGACCGTGACGGGCACGTGGACGGCCGCCACCGTCGCGCAGCAGATCGTGTTCCGTGCGGCGACGATTCGAACGAAGGACGTGCTCGATCTCGAAGATTTCATCGCGTCGATCGGCGCGACGATGACGGCGCAGGCGCAGACCGCCGAAGTCATGACGATGATGGAGGTGCAGCGGATCAACGACGCTGCCCTGGCGATGTCGCGCCAGCTCTATCCGCTTGCCATCGCGCCGTGGCCCGCGGCGACGTTGACGGCGCCGGGCGAGGCCTATGCGACCGCACTGCCATATAATCCAGTGACGCTATACAGCGCCGGCGCCGATGGCATCGCGGCTGTCAATCAATGCTGCACCGATCAGGGCTATGTGTGGCTCTATCGCGGGGCGACCGGCACCGGCCATGCACCGCCGACCTATCCCGTCTTCGGCGACGCATATTGGATCGTTGTCGGCCGGATCAATGTGACGGGCGACAGCACGACACAGGAGACCCAGATCGGGCCGCTCAATGGCGGCAATGGCGACGCCGACCTGGTCTATGATCGGACTTCGGACCTGATGCAGGCCTGGCTGCAGACTCCCGTCAACAACAAGGGCCATAGCGGCCAGACGGCGCAGGAAATCCGCGACCGGATCATCGCCTGGTCGGCGACCCAGAAGCTGGAAAGCGCGATCGTCGGACTCGATACGAACAATTTGAACGCGGGCAATCAGCCGGGCGTGGACACCAGCGATCAGACCGCGGCGATCATGGCCATCAACCAGGCGGCATTCGATGCCATACCCCACGCGCGCAAGATGTTCTGGGGCGGTCAGACCGGCATCGTCGGGTCGCGCAATTTCGGGACGATCTCGAAGCTGGCGGCTCTGATGCGCGCTTCGTTCGGGGTCAATTTCTTTGACCATTATGCGGCCTTCCATCCCTATGTCAGCTCGCGCAGCAAGAGCGATCTCGACTCGTTGATGGTCGGCGGGATGCCGCTGTCGATCATGGCGGATTCGACGCACTATGATGATCCGATCGCGGAGCCTGGCGCTCGCGAGAAGGCCCGTCTCGTTCGCGCGATGGAGATCAGCCAGCCCTATGTGCAGCCGGAGCGGAAGGTGTTCGTCATCCGGACTGGCGATGCGGCGGACGCCATCGTCGTGCCGGCGCGGATCGCCGGGACGCCCAGGCATTGCGCATTGTTTCGCTCAATTGCGGATGACGCGGTCCGGATCGATGGGGCGACTGGCGCTCTCAAGCGAGGCGCTGGCGCGCTCACGTTCGAGAGCCGCGATTATTACATCGAGGCGCGGCACCATTTCGGCCATCACATTGGCCGGCGGACGCTCGTTCGTGGCATGGACGGCACGAACCCGGCGCTGGGCGGCATGCGGCTCAAAGGCACGGGCATGCAGCTGCTCGGCACGCCTGGCTTCAGCAACGCGCCGGATGGCAAGAAATTCACGATCGTGGTGTGCGCGCGCTTCTTGGGCGGGGCGTCGGGAGGCCTGATCGGACCGGGGGCGTGGGCGAATGTCTTGAGTAAGTCTTTCCGGTTCATCCCGCGGACCTCGGCCGGCACGTCGATCGCTTCGGCGACGGCGCCACAGGCGGATTATCCGGATCGCTACAATCTCTATTTCATGACCGTGGACACGACGACTGGCGTGCAGCGCTGCCAAGCGGCGGTCAATGACAAGCCGGCTGTCACGGCGGTGCCGACAGCAGATGCAATCGTCGGCATTCAGGCGATCGTGAACCTGTTCGGATCGACCGCGCTGCCGCTGACGTCCATGGACGTCAAATCGTTGTGGATGATCGACGACAGTTTCGATTTCACCAGTCAGGCGAACCGCGATCTGTTCTGCGCGGCCGGAACTTTTGACGCGCCGAAGGATCTGGGCGCCAGCGGCGTCGTCAGCGGATTGACGCCGTTCTTCTATAATTTCGGGTATTGGGGGGATTGGGCGACGGGCCGCAATCTGGGGGATGGCGGCGACGTCTATCTGCCGACGTGGATCGATAGCAGCCTTTGCAGCATGGCGTCGCCGTCAGACCTGGTGCTGGTCTGATGATCCAGATCTCGACATTCCTGCGGCCGCTGGCCGGCGGCGCGATCGGCGCGGGGCTCGCCAGCCTGGCGTCGGTGGCGACGGCGACGGTGCCGGCGTTCGGGCCGGCGGAGATCATCGTCTTCGGCGAGGCGGTGCCGGTGCTGCCGGCTCTGTTCGGTTTGATCGGTCTGTTGATGGCGCGGCGGGTGGCGCCAGCCTCGGACGCGGGTGCGCGGCTGGGGCGGACGGGCAATGCGGCGCTGACGGCGTTGCTGGCGCTGGGCGTGCTGGCGCTGGTGATCAACGGCCAGCGGCAGCCGCTGGTGGCGCTCGGGTGGTCGATCGGGCTCGGATATTCGGGTCTCGCGTTCATCGAGCTGGTGGCGGCCGGCGCGCTGACGCTGGCGCGATCGTTGATCAGGATCTTCATCGCGGCGCGCACGGCGGCCGCAGGCGAATGGATCAAGAAGGGTTCCGATGATGAGTGAGCAATTGCAGTGGCTGATCGCGATCGTGATCCTGGTCGGCCTGGCGTCGCAGATCTGGCGCGGCGGGCGGGCCAATCCCGTGGGGACGGGCGCGCTGCAGCGGCAGCTGACGGCGGTCGGTGCCGAGGTGAAGGCGATCGACGCCAAGCTGGAAGGCGCGTGTTCGAAATCCGATCTCGACCGGCTGCGCGGCGAGGTGGAGCGGATCGAGGAGGCGGGGGCATCGTCGGTGGAGATCGCCGAACTGGAAGGCAAGATCGGCGTGCTCGACCAGAAGATCGAGGGTTGGGGCGGCGCGACGCGTCGGGTGGAGGCGATGGTGCAGCGGATCGAGGGTATTCTCGTGCGCAAGGCGCTTGGGGGTGAGTAGCATGCGCGAGGACATCCTGGCGAAGCGGCGGCTCGCGCTGCTGCAGCTGCTGATCGAGGATGGCGGCCGATCGAACGACGGCACGCTGACGACGGCGATGCGCGAGATCGGTCACCGGCAGTCGCTCGACCAGGGCGGCGTGCGCGAGATGCTGCGCGAGCTGGCGGACCGGGACTGTGTGGTCACGGAGATGGTGCGCGACACGGTGATGGTCGCGCGGATCACCGAGCGCGGGCGGATGGCGGCGGCCGGCGACATCGAGATCGGCGGCGTCCACTCGCCGCATCTGGGCCTCTGATGCGTCGGCCGCAGCGGCGCCAGCCGTCGAGCGTCGATCGTCTCGATCCAGAGATCAAGGATCTGATCGGGAAGCTGCGCATCGATCATGGCTGGACGATCGACGAAATCCTGAAGCGGCTGCGCTCGATCGGCCAGGGCGCGGAGACGATCTCGCGATCGGCGCTGGGGCGGCACGTCAAAAGTATCGAGGAGATCGGCGCGGAGATCCGCGAGAGCCGGGACATGGCGCTCGCGCTGCGGGCGGCGACGGGTGCGGATTCGGACGATCGGACGGCGGAGCTGAATATCGAGCTGCTGCAGACGTCGATCCTGCGCCTCGTGACCCGGCAGCGCGACGGCGAGGACGATGCGGAGAATGCCGGCGAGGTGAAGGCGTTGGCGACGGCGCTGCGCGATCTGGCGTCGGCGCGGAAGACGATTCAGGAGGCGGTGAGAAAGGCCAGAGATGCGGCCAGGGCCGAGGCGGCGAAGGCGGTGGATGCGGTCGCCAAGGAGCGGCCGGCCGGGCTGACCGCGGACACCGTCAACGAGATCAAGCGCCGGATCATGGGGATCGCGGGCTGATGCCACCTTTTGCCGATGATGTTCCAGTTACCGAGGAGGAGTGGGCGCGGCATCGTGCCGCTGCCGTCCAGGCGATGCCGGCGTTCATGGAAGGGCAGGATCTGCCGGACGTCCTGATGACGTTCCAGAAGAAGCTGCTCGCCTCGACCGCGACCTATTCGGTGACGGTGGCCGACAAGGCGCGGCGGACCGGGGCGACCTGGGCGATCGGTGGCGACGCCGTGCTGACTGCCGGTTCGGCGACCAGCGCCGGCGGCATGGACGTGCTCTATATCGGCTATAATCTCGATATGGCGCGCGAGTTCATCGACACCTGCGCGATGTGGGCGAAGGCGTTCATGCCGGCCTGCAGCGAGGTCGGCGACTTCCTGTTCCATGATGCCGGCACGGACGGCGCCGAGGACAAGTATATCGCGGCGTTCCGCATCCGCTTCGCGTCGGGCTTCGAGATCTGCGCGCTGTCGAGCCGGCCGCGATCGCTGCGCGGCCGGCAGGGCTATGTGATCCTCGACGAATTCGCGTTCCACGATGACCCGGAAGGCCTGCTGAAGGCGTGCATGGCGCTGCTGATCTGGGGCGGGAAGATCCTCGTGATCTCGACGCACAACGGCGCGGACAATCCGTTCAACCTGCTGATCCAGGACATCCATAAGGGCGAATTGGGCGCCGATGCCAATGTCGTGCGCTGCACGTTCGACGATGCGGTCCGCGACGGGCTGTATGAGCGGGTGTGCCTGAAGAAGGGCATCGCCTGGTCGGCCGAGGGCGAGGCGAAGTGGCGCGCCAGCATCCGCAAGATCTACCGCGCCAACGCCGAGGAGGAGCTGGATTGCGTGCCGGCGCAGGGCAGCGGCGTCTATCTGAGCCGGATGATCCTGGAAGCGTGCACGGTGCCGCCCGACAAGACGTTCACCTTGCGTTGCCCGCAAGGGTTCGAGCTGCAAGACGAGCATCGCCGGATCGACTATGTCCAGTCGTGGCTGGAGCAGTATATCGCGCCCGAAATCGCGGCGCTGGACGTCCGCCTGCAGCATGCGTTCGGCCAGGACTTCGCGCGCACGGGCGATGCCTCGATCTATGTGCCGCTGGTGATCGAGGCCGATCTGACGCGGCGCGCGCCGTTCGTGATCGAGATGCGCAACGTGCCGTTCGAGCAGCAGAAGCAGATCCTCATCTGGGTGACCGAGCGGCTGCCGCGCTTCATCGGCGGCAAGATCGATGCGACCGGCAATGGCGGCTATCTGGGCGAAGTGGCGGTGCAGCGGTTCGGGCCGAGCCTGATCGAGGCGGTGAAGCTGACGCAGGCCTGGTACGCGATGTGGATGCCGAAAATGAAAACCGGCATCGAAGATCGCAAGCTGCTGTTCCCGGCCAACGACAATCTGGTTTCGGACCTGCGGATGGTGCGCCTGGTGCGCGGCATTCCGATGGTGCCGCAGGGCGTGAAGAACGAGGGCACCGATGGCCTGGCGCGCCATGGCGACTTCGCGCCGGCGCTTGCGCTGGCGAATGCGGCGTCGTTCAATAGCGCGCAGGAGATTGCGTATCGATCGGTGCCGAAGGTGCCGGGCGGGGCGGATGACGAAGATGATTTCGATCGGCGGCATGGGCGGCAGCGCGATCATGGCCGGCGCGTGCCGGGCGCCTGGTAGGACAGGAATTTATGGGCACTGACATCGTACCGTTTCAGGGGCCGACGCCGCCGGCGCTGGTCGACAAGAACGGCCGGCCGCTGAAGCGCGAGGAACTGAAGCGCGAGACCGCGGGGCCGTCGCTGGCCGGCGTGCGAACGATCATGACCGGACATCCGGCGCAGGGGCTGACGCCGGAACGGCTGGGGCTGCTGCTGCGATCGGCCGAGCAAGGCAATGCGACGGCCTACCTCGAATTGGCCGAGGAGATGGAGGAAAAGCACCTCCATTATCAGGCGGTGCTCGGTGTCCGGAAACGCGCGGTGGCGCAGCTGCCGGTGACGGTAGAGGCGGCGAGCGACGATCCCGAGGATGAGGCCGATGCGCAGCTGGTGCGCGGCTGGCTGGAGCGCGACACGCTGCAGGCTGAGTTGTTCGATATGCTCGACGCGATCGGCAAGGGCTATAGCGCGACCGAGATCATGTGGGACACGGCATCGGGGCCGTGGCTGCCGGCGAAGCTGAAGCGGCAGGATCCGCGCTTCTTCGAATTCGACAAAGTCGATGGCGAGACGCTGCGGCTGCGCGGCGATTCGGGGATGCCGGAGCCGCTGTTCGACAACAAGTTCATCGTCCACGTCGCGCCGGCGAAATCGGGCATCGCGATCCGCGGCGGCGTCGCGCGGGCGGTGGCCTGGGCGTATCTCTTCACGAACTACGCCATCAAGGATTGGGTCTCGTTCCTGGAAGTCTATGGCCTGCCGCTGCGGGTCGGCAAATATGACAATGGGACCAGCGAGAAGGACATCAACAAGCTGGCGGACGCGGTGGCGCAGATTGGTTCGGACGCCGGCGCGGTCATTCCGAAATCGATGCTGATCGAGTTCATCACATCGGGCGGTGGCGCGACGTCGGCTGACATGTTCAAACAGCTCTGCGACTATTTCGACGGGCAAATTTCGAAGGCGGTGCTGGGGCAGACCAATACCACCGATGCGCAATCGGGCGGGCTGGGTTCCGGCCAGGCCAATGTCCACAACGATGTGAGGGGCGACATCCAGCGAGCGGATGCCGTGATGCTGGCCGCGACGTTGAACCGCGACCTCGTGATCCCGATGGTGACGTTCAACCGCGGGCGGCGGGCGCGCTATCCGCGGATCGTGATCGGCCGGCCCGAGGCCGACGACATCACGACCTATCTGGCGGTGGTCGAGGCGGCGGTGAAATTGAACGTGCCGGTGGGGGTTTCGAGCTTCCGGAAAATGACCGGCCTGGCCGAGCCGAAGCCGGGTGATGAGGTGCTCGGCGCGGCACCCGAAAATCCGGCGCAGGGCGGCCGGCGAGCGGCTCCCGGCCCTGTCCCCCCGAAACTTTCCGGACCTGCCCTCTTAGAGCCTCTTAAAACGGCTCTCGGGGGCAGTTCGGCCCCGGTCGCGGGTGCGGATCGGGGCGGCGCCGACGCCGGCGCGCGGGAACCCGATGCGATCGACCGCGCGACCGAGACGGCGATCGGCGATTGGGAGCCGATGTTGGAGACGATGCTGACGCCGATCGATGCGATCCTGGCGTCGGCGAGCAGTTTGGAAGACGTCCGCGCGCGGCTTGCCGATGCGATCGACGGCATGGATGTTTCGGCGGTGCGGGAGATGATGGCGCGCGCTGGCTTCGGTGCGCGGATCGCAGGCATGGTCGAGAAACACGAGGCCTGACGCGTGGCAGGCGCGCTGGAAATTCCACTGCTGGCCGCGAAGGAGGCCATCGCCTTTTTCCGCGGCAAGGGTTTCAAGATCGGGTTCGACTGGCGCGACGTCTGGCAGACCGAACATGCGCGTGCATTCACGGTGGCGAAGGCCATGAGCGTCGATCTTCTCGAGGAGATCCGCTCGCAGATCGACGACGCGCTGGAGAAGGGCGAATCGCTCGAGGAATTCACGAAGCAGCTGCGCCCGAAATTGCAGAAGCGCGGATGGTGGGGGCGCAAGCCGATGCTCGATCCGGCGACCGGGCAGCATGTGTCGGCGCAGCTGGGCAGCGACCGGCGGCTGAAGACGATCTACCAGGTCAATATGCGGTCCGCCTATCAGGCCGGCCGGTGGCAGCGCATTCAGCAGACCAAGGCGGCGTTTCCATTCCTGCGTTATACTTCGATCATGGATGGCAAAGAGCGGCCGGAACATCATGACTGGCACGGGACGATCCTGCCGGTGGGTCACGTCTGGTGGAAGACGCATTACGGACCGTGCGGCTGGGGCTGCCGCTGCGGGGCGATGGCGATCAATCAACGGATGATGGATCGCCGCGGCTGGAAATTGACCGAAGCGCCGATCGCATTTCCGCACGAGCCGTATCTCAACAAGCGCACGGGTGAGATCACGCATGTCGAGCGCGGGATCGATCCCGGTTTCTCCTTCAATGTCGGCGAAGCCTATCTCGACACGTTGACGCCGGCGCCGCTGCCGGAGAGTTTCGAGCCAGGAGGTTCCGGGGGCGGCGAAGTCTCGGCATCGGCCGGCGCGACGATTGAGACGGCGATCGGCGGCTTCCTCGGCGCTTTCGGCCTCAAAGCGGGCGGCGAAAAGGTGTTTATCGATCGTCAGGGGTGGCCGCTGGCGATCAGCGCCGGCTGGTTTCGCGGCGCGGACGGCGTGCTGCGGTTGCCGCGCGGGCGGCGGGGGCGTGAAGTGCCGGCGCTGGTGGGCGGCGCGATCGCCGAGCCGGACGATATCAGCTGGGTCTGGATGCTCGATCTGAAGGGGCGGGCGTGTTTGATGCGGCGGTATCGGCGCGGCAAAGTGGAGGTCGATGTCGGGCGGATCGGGTGGCGATTCCGGATCGGCGGCGGCGGCCAATTGGCGAAGGGCCGACCCTGAAATACTTCAGGTAAGAGCGGTGCCTGTGCGCCGCCCATAACCCGACTTGTCGAGCGGGGCAATTTGCCCGGCCGACGATCGGGGATTCGGGCGGGTGAAATCAAACATCGTCATTGCGGCGGGCATCGTCATCGCGCTGGCCAATGGCCAGGCGCCGACGATGGTGCAGCTGCTGCCGATGGGCACGATCCGGATGTCGGATGGGCGCGGACCGTATCAGCTCGACGACTTGGCGCATGCGGCGCGCGTGATCGCGGCCACGCGTCAGCGGCTCGGCGGGCGGCATTTCAATTTCGATTTCGATCACCAGGCGATCGCGGCGGCGAAGATCGCCGGGGCGACGGCGCCGGCATCGGGCTGGATCGACCCGGCGACCCTGGTCGCGCGCGACGACGGCATCTGGGGGACGGTGGAATGGACGCCGGCCGCCGCCGCCGCGATCGCCGCGCGCGAGTATCGCTACACCAGTCCCGTCTTTCACGTCGATGCGGCGAACCGCGTCACCTTCCTTTGCAATGCGGCCCTGACCAACAATCCCGCGATCGACATGGCCGCTGTCGTCGCATCCGAAGCTGCTGGAGAACCCATGCTCAAAAATATCGCGATGGCCCTCGGCCTCGCCGAGGATGCCGATGAGGCGGCGATCCTCGAAGCCATCATGAAACTGGCCGGGGCCACATCGACGCCGGCACCCGAAATCGCGGCGGCGCTGAAGCTGCCGGCCAACGCGACCGCCGCGCAGATCGTCGCGGCGATCGGCGCGGCGTCGACTGCGGTCGACCCGACCAAATTCGTGCCGGTCGGCACATTCGAGCAGCTGCGCGGACGGCTCGACGTGTTGGAGGGCGACCGGATCGCGGCGTCGGTCGACGCGGCGATCGCCGGCGGCAAGCTGGCGCCGGCCGATCGGCAATGGGGGCTGGACTTCGCGAAGGGCGACCGCGCGGCGTGGGACCGCTGGTCGGCCGGCGCGCCGGTGATCGCATCGGCGCAGTCGCAGACCGGCGATCGCCGGATCGAACCGGTCACGACGCTGACCGCCGACGAAATCGCCGCGTGCGAGATGATCGGCCTCAACCAGGCTGATTTCCTGAAGGCCAAGAACGAGGAACTGACGAATGGCGCTCGCTAAGGGACGCAAGGTCCAGCGCTTCGCGCGCAAGGGTCTGCTCAATTGCGGCATCGCCGCGAACGCGGTCTGTTACCAGGGCGGGCTGGCGGTGCTGCAATCGGGCTATGTGCGGCCGGGCCGGCTCGGCCAGGGCGGCAACGACCCGGCCAAGCAGACCGATGCGGCGACCTATCGTGCCGTCGGCGTGTTCAGCGCGTCGGTGACCGGGACCGGCGTCGACGGCGGCGCGACCGTCGATGTCGAGGAGGGCGTCTTTCTCTTCAAGAATTCGGCCGGCGTCGATGCGATCGCGACGGTGAACCGCCTCGGCCGCTGCTACATCGTCGATGACGAAACGGTGGCGCTGCATTCGGCCGGCGGGACCCGCGCGATGGCGGGCATCGTCCTGGAAGTCGGCACCGAGGGCGTCTGGGTCTATGTGGCCGCCGAGACGACGGCGCTGGGGCAGAGGGTCGTCGCGATCCCCTATTCCATCAACCAGACCGACCTGCTGGCGCCGACCAACCAGCAGCTGGTGTCGCCGGTCAGCGGACGGATCATCCGCAATACGGTGATCGTCCAGGCGGCGGTGACCACGGGTGGCGACATCACCGTGATCAGCGGCGCCGCGACAACCGTCGTCGGCCTGACCAACACGATCGCCGATGGCGCCGCGGCCGGCGTGATCGTGACCGCGCAGCCGACCGCCGGCGACGCCACCGCCATCGTGACCGCAGGCCAGCGTCTGCAGATCGCGCCAGGCGCGCCGTTCGCCACCGCGGGTGCCGTCAACGGCATCCTCGAAATCGCCTACTAAGGAGCCAAGACCTTGCCGCAGAGATTTGTCACCGTCGCGCTCCTGGAAGCGCTGCGCACCGGGTTCAACGACGCTTTCAAGAAGGGCCAGCTGAAGGCCAAGCCGGTCGGCAGCGAAATGTCGATGACGGTGCCGTCGTCGACCAAGATCGAGACCTATGGCTGGTTGGGCGCCATGCCGACGTTTCGCAAATGGGTTGGGGCCAAGCGGGTGAAGTCGCTCGAAGAGCGCGCCTACCAGCTGATGAACGACCCGTATGAGGCGACGACGGGCATCCACAAGCATCAGATCGCCGACGACAATCTCGGTATCTACGGTCCGATGTTCGAGGGCTGGGGCATGGAAGCCGAGCTTTGGCCCGACCGGATGCGCTGGGACGCGCTGGCCAATGGCAATGTGCGGCCGTGCTTCGACAACCAGAACTTCTTCGACGCCAGCCACCCGTCGTTTCAGGACGATGGCACGACGTATTCGAACATCAATACGGTCGGCACCGTCCAGCCCTGGTATTTGCTCGACCTTGGCAAGCCGCTGAAGCCGCTGCTGTTCCAGGACCGCGAGAAGCCGCATTTCTGGATGATCACCAATCCGGAGGACAGCAAGGTCGCCGATACCGGCGAGTTCGGCTGCTATGGCGAAGCGCGCGGCGCGATGGGCTATACGATGTGGAACCTCGCTTATCGTTCGACCGCGACACTCAACGCCGCAAATTATGTCATCGCGCGCGATTTGATGGCGAGCTGGAAAGACGAGGCCGGCGACCCGATGGGCATTCGCCCGACGCATATCGTCACGGGCGTTTCGAACCGCGCGGCGGCGCGCGACCTGTTCCTCAAACAGAATCTGGTCGGCGGTGAATCGAACGTCTACTTCAACGAGCTGGTGATCATCGAAGCGGATCGGCTGCCCTGATGCGCGGGCTGCTGATGATCACCAGCGCCCGCACGCCATATATGCGTGCCGGCCTCAGCTGGGGCGAGCGCGTGCCGCTGCCCGTCGATGTGCGGACGCTGGATGGCGAGCGGCTGCGCGAACTGCTGCTCGATCCGGTGCTGACGATCCGGGTCGAGCTGGAAGACGGTTCGCTGGTGGCGCTGCCGGAGGGCATGGTCGATCTGTCGGCGGAGCATCTGCAGCTGATGATCGACGGCATGATCGCCGAGCATGGCGCACCGGAGGTTCCGGTGGAGCCGCCGACGCCGGAAGCGGTGATCGCCGGTCTGCGCGCCGAGCTGGATGCGGAGCGCGGCGATCATGCGACTACGCGCGATCTGAGCCGCGCGGCCTGTGAGGATCGCGATCGACTATCTGCCGCGCTCGATGCCGCGACATCCGAAATCGCCGCGCTGAAGGCGGCGAAGGCGGTCGCCGGCAAAAAGGCGACCGCCACAGCAAAGCCCGAGACCGCACCCCATAGCGCGGCCGAGGGCTGACCTGCGGGGCGGCGTTGTCCTGTGCGCCGCCCCGCACCCCGACTTAGAGGAACTGAAAGCCTGCGATGGCCTATGCAGCCCCATCAGATTTGCGCGCGCGGTATCGCGAAGCGACGCTGATCCAGCTGGCGGACGCCGATGACTGGGTCGGCGCCGAACCGCGGCTGAGCTGGGCGCTGGAGACGGCGAGCACGTTCGCGGACGGCCATGTCGCCAAATATTTCGCGAAGGGCGCGAGCACGACGGTGCCGCCGCTGCTGATCGACCTGGTCTGCCAAATTGCGTTTTATCATCTCTACGAAGAGCCGACTGACAAGGCGCGCGACGACAAGAAAGCGGCCGAAGCGACGCTGGGAAAGATCGCGGCCGGGCTGATCAAGCTCGATGAGGGCGATCCGGCGGCGCTGGAGGCGCGCGACGGCGCCGTGGTGATCAACGATCCCGGTCGCGTGTTCTCGCGCGAAAAGCTGATCGGCTTCTGATGGCGCACGACTTCGGCATTCGCCTGGGCGGCGACAGCGACATCGAGCGGCAGCTGGGCGCGCTGAAGGAAAAGCTGGGCGACCTTTCGCCGTTGATGGCGAACTTCGCGACCTATCTCGAATCATCGACCATGGAGCGGTTCGAATTCGAGACCGATCCGCAGGGCAAGAAGTGGAAGCAAAGTATTCGCGCTCGCGTCGAGGGCGGGAAGACCTTGAGCAAATCGGGCATCGGCAAGCAATCGATCACGAGCGATCACACCGCCACCCAGGCGCGGGTCGGCACGAACATGGGCTATATGATCGCGCACCAGCTGGGCATGACGATCAGGCCGAAGACGGCGAAGGCGCTGCGGTTTCAAATTCCCGGCGGCGGCTTCGTGATGGTCAAGAAAGTCGTGCTGCCCAAGCGCGCGTTCATCGGCCTGGCGCCCGAGGACGGCGCGGAGCTGCTCGCGCTGACGGCGGATTATATCCGGACGGCGGTGCCCGACGCGACCGGGAGCGCGGCGGCATGATCGATTTGCTCCTCGCGGTCGGGGCGACGGTCTGGCTGGTCGGCGCTTCGGCGCTGCTCTGGCTGTTCACCGAAAGCCGGATGGTGCGCGACATGAGCGGCTGGGAAGTCGTCTGGATGGTCGCGGTGCTGATCGCCTGGCCCGTCAGCTTCGTCAGCTGCTGGGGCTTCGAACTGGCGATCATCGCGCTGCGGCACTGGCGGTGGCTGCGATGATCGCGACCATCGAAAATGCGATGCTGGCGCGGCTGCGCGCGGCCGAGGGGCCGGGCAAGCTGGGCTATGTGTTCAAGACGCTCGAGTCATTTCCCGACGACTGGGCGAGCTATTTGCAGGCGCATCCCGAGATCCGCTGTCCTGCCGCCTGGGCGACCTTCGCCGGCGCGCAGAATATCCGCGAGGAGGATAGCGGCACGGTGTCGGCCGACGGCACCTTCTTCATGATCGTCGCCGGCCAGTCGGCGCGCAACGAGACCGCCAGCCGGCATGGCGATCGCGATGGCTCGCCGGGCAGTTATCAGCTCGCGCTCGATGCGCTGATGCTGATCACCGGGCAGAGGTTCGGGCTCGACATCCGCCGCATGAAACCGGGCCGCAGTTTCAGCCAGGTCGAGCTTGCCGAGCCGCAACGGAAGCGCGGGATGAGCGCGATCGCGATCGAATTCGAGACGCGCTTCTCGATCGACCCGCTGATCTTCGACGATGACGAGGGGCCGCAGCCTTTCGAGACTTTCCACGCCAATTGGGATCTGCCGCCTTTCGGGTCGCTGGATGCAGATCCCGTGACGCCAGGGCAGCAACTGCCCGACGACGCGCGTGCCGACGCCACCGACCATGTCGAACTGGAGCAATAGATGACCGACGAAATCTTCGTGAAGCCGGGCGCGGGGCGCCGCGTGCGCAGACCCGATGGCGTGCTGCTGCGTGACATCGGCGAGCGGGTCGAGCGCAACAGTTTCTGGCTGCGGCGGCTGGCAGATGACGACGTGGTCGAGACCAACGCCGCCGCGATCGCGAAGGCCGAGGCAGCTGCGGCCAAGGCGGCCGAAGGCGCCGCCGAGGGTGGGGAGAAGGCCAAGTGACGATCAGCTTCAATGCGATGCCGGCCGACATCCGCACGCCGGGCCAGTTCGTTGAGTTCGACAATTCGAAGGCGATCAGCGGGCTGCCGCCGGCGCCGGCGAAGATCCTGGTGATCGGCCAGCGCACGACGGCCGGACTGAAGGCGGCGCTGACGCCGGTGCGGGTGACCGCGGCGGCGCAGGGCGTCAGCTATTTCGGGCGTGGATCGCAGCTGGCGGCGATGCTGGCGGCGCTGTTCGCCGTCAATTCGACGACGGAGACCTGGGCGATCGCGCTCGATGATCTGGGCGGCGGCACGGCCGCGACCGGCACGATCACGATCGCGGGTACCGCGACCGCGGCGGGCACGCTGCCGCTGATGGTCGCCGGCGTGAAGGTGCCGGTGGGCGTGGCCAGCGGCGATGTCGCGGCGACGGTGGCGACGGCGGTTGCCGCAGCGATCAACGCCAATCTCGATCTGCCGGTCACGGCCGCCGCGGTGGGCGCGGTGGTGACCGCGACGTCACGCCACAAAGGCACGATGGGTAACGATGTCGAGATGCGCACCAATTATTACCAGGGCGAGCGCATCCCGGCCGGCATCACGGCGACGATCGTGCCCATGAGCGCGGGCGCCGGCAATCCCGACTATGCGACGGTGTTCGCGGCGATCGGCGGCGAGCGCTATCCAACGCTGGTGCTGGGCACCGCCGATGCGACGATCATCGGCGCTGTGGATACCGAACTTGCATCGCGCTGGGGGCCGATCCGGCAGAATGACGGCATGGCCTTCGCCGGCATTCGCGGCAGCTATGGCACGCTCTCGGCGTTCGGCGCGGCGCGCAACACGCCGTTCGTGTCGATGATCGGCGCCAATCTGTCGCCCTCGCCGCCGTGGCATTGGGCGGCGGCGGTTGCCGGCCAGGTCGCGTTCCAGGCGGCGCTCGATCCGACTCGGCCGTTCCAGACGCTGGAGCTGCGCGGGCTGCTGCCGCCGGCCGAGGCGCATCGCTTCACGCGGGCCGAACGTGACTTGTTGCTGCACGACGGCATCTCGACCTTCACGGTCGACGCCGGCGGTGTCGTGCGGATCGAGCGGCTGATCACGATGTATCAAACCGATGCCTATGGGCTGGACGATGTCTCGTATCTCGATGTGACGACGCCGCTGACGCTCAGCTACTTGCGGTTCTCGATGCGGACACGGATCGCGGCGAAGTACCCGCGCCACAAGCTGCTCAATGACGATACGCCTTATGGCGCTGGTCAGGCGATCGTCACGCCGAGCATCATCCGCGCCGAGCTGATCGCCCTCGCCTATGAATGGGCCGACGCCGGCCTGGTCGAGGACCTCGCCGGCTTCACGTCGCGTCTGATCGTCGAGCGCGACGCCACGAACCGCAGCCAGGTCAACGTGCTCACCGCGCCCGACATCGCCAACGGCTTCCTCGTGTTCGCGGCGCGGATCGAATTCAGGCTCTGAGCAGACGCTTAGATGGCACTTAGAAGGGAGTTAATATGGGCAACAAGAACAGGGTCGTCGGCCAGTTGAAGGCGACGATAGACGGCGATCTGCTGGAAACGGACGGCGAGTCCGAGATTGAGATCGGCGGCGCAATGCGCGAGGCGGTCAAGGGCGATTTCCAAGCCAACGCGTTTCGGGAGACCACCGAACCGAGCAAGACCACGACGAAGTTGCTCCTCAAGGAAGGGCTGAGCCTTTCTGCGCTGCGCGCTACGGACAACGCGACGCTCGTACTCAAGACGGACATCGGCAAGACGTGGATCGTGCGCGGGGCCTATGTCGCCGACGTGATCAGCTTCTCAACCAGCGACGGCAAGGCCACCGTCGTCTGGGGCGGACCGCCGGCCGAGGAGGTCGGCTGATGGGCGACGTTTTCGAGTACACGCTCAAAGAGCCGATCGTCATCGAGACGCTCGAAAATGGGCAGGAGACACGCAAGACGATCGATGTCGTCAAGCTCCGCACAAGGATGATCGCGCGGGACCTGCGCGCGATGGACAGCCACCCGGGCGAAATCGGCAAGGCCATTGCCGTGATCGCGCAGTTGAGCGGGCTACCGATGCTCACCGTCGAACTTTTCGGCGCTGAGGACTTCATGGCCCTGATGCAGATTACCGAGGGTTTTACGCCGCCTGGCCAGACGATTGGCCTCAAGCCCTAGCCGTTATCGGGTCCGCGTTCCACTTCCAGGCAGCCGAGCTTTTGGGGCTGGACCTAGCGGACTTAGAGTTTTGGCTGGACCAGGCGAACTGGCTCAGAGGGCAAGAGGACAGCTATGAAGCTTAGTCTTATCATCCAGGCGGCCGACCGGGCCAGCCGCCCGCTACAGGGCGTCTCCGCAAGCGCGCGACGGCTTGTAACGCGCATCCGTGCGGCCGGCGCGTCGGCGCGGTTTCTCGATCGTGTATCGTCTGCGGCCCGCAGACTCGGGGGATCACTCCGCCGCGCCGCCAACGCCGCGCTGCGCTTTGCCGGTCGTATGGGTCTCCGAGCCATCCAGGCGGGCGCCTTGGCTGCCGCCCGATCGCTGGGGTCGCTCGCCGGCACGGCGCTGCAGGTGTCGCTGGCGGCTGCAAGCGCCGGCTTCGGCCTCGGCATTGCCGGCGTGATCTCGCTGGGATCCAAGTTCGAGCAGTTTCAGGTCGTGCTCGAAAATACCGAGGGCTCGGCCGAGGGCGCCAGGAAGGCGATGGCTTGGGTGCGCGAGTTCGCCAAGAAAACGCCCTACGAAGTCGAGAAGGTCATGGAAGCGTTCGTCGCACTGAAATCCTACGGCCTCGATCCTACGAATGGCTCTCTGGAAGCGATGGGCAACGGCGCCTCTGGCATGAACAAGGATCTCATGCAGGCGGTCGAAATGCTCGCCGACGCTCAGACCGGGGAGTTTGAGCGGCTGAAGGAATTCGGCATCGTTGCGGCCGACCAAGGCGACAAGGTGTCATTCGCGTATCAAAAGGCCGGCAAAGGCGTCACCAAGGTGGCGAAGAAGAATGCGACCGAGATTCAGAAGGCGCTGGTCGGTATCTTCGACGACAGTTTCAAGGGGATGATGGATCGCCAGTCACGGACGCTGGGCGGCATTTGGTCGAACATCAAAGACCAGGTCGCCGGGTTCCAGCTCGATGTGGCGAACGCAGGGTTCTTCGACTTCGTCAAGGAGCGCGTCAGCAACCTTTTGAAGGCAATCAACGTCCTGGCGGGCGACGGAACGCTGAAAAAATATGCCGAGCAGATTTCGGCCAAGCTGCTGGAGATGGGCCGCGCTGCTGAGAAGTTCATCCTGGAAACCAATTGGAAGAAAGTCGGCTCCGACCTCTCGCGTATCGTGGATACCTTAGGCCGCGCCGTCCGCTTCATGACGAAGATGTCCGATCTTGCGCAGAAAATGCCGGCGATCCGGATGATGAATGGCACGGTGGACTGGCTCCTGTCCGACGCGCCAAAGCCAGGCGCTAATTACACTAAGCCGAAAGTCGGCGCACCCGGATTGGGAGGAGTCTGGGCGCCACGACAGCTGGCGCCGAAATCCGGCCCGTACGCGCCGCGTGGCGCGGCGAAGGTGCAGAAAATGAGCGGTCAGGTCGACGTGGTGATCCGTGCGGCTCCCGGCCTGCTTGTAAACACGTCAGCCAAATCCTCGGGGCCGGTGAAGACGGTTGCCAGCCGTGGCCGCTCGATGGCTGGCTTCGCATGAGCTGGCGCGATCAATATCGGCAGGGCTCGTTTCGCGGCGCGGCATTCCGGACTCAGTCGGCGGAGCAGTCGGGCGGACGGCGCGGCGAGACGCATGAATTTCCCGGCCGCGACATTCCGTATCGCGAGGATCTCGGCCGGCGGGCGGGCGCGTTCAATTTCTCGTGCTGGGTGGGTGGCCTCGATTATTATGCGGCTCGCGCCAAGCTGATCGCCGCGCTCGATGCGGCCGGGCCGGGGACGCTGGTGCATCCGTTTCGGGGCGAGATGATTGTCTCGGTGATCGAGTGGACCTGCAACGAGGATGCGGCCGATGGCGGCGGGGGGATCGCGGACTTCTCGATCTCGTTCGTCGAGAGCGGTTCGGTGTCGCTCGAGGCGGCGAAGCCGGCGACCGGCGACCAGGCGCGCAGCGTGGCCGATGCCGAGGCGGCGGCGGCGCCGGCCAAGCTCGCCAAGAAACTGAACGTGGCGAAGCTGGCGGCGTTCGTGGAGAAAGCGGCGGCCGACGTGACAAAGGCGGCGGCGTTCGCCGTCCAAGTGCAGGCGGCGATCCAGGGCGGCGGCATCGGGGCGGCGCTGCGGGCGTTCGAAAGCGGGTTGCGATTCCTGCCGGGGGTCGAGGCGCTGGTGCGCGATCCGCTGGCGCTGGGGCAGTCGATCGTCGGCATGGTGCAGACGGTCTCTGCGCTGGGCAATCCGCTGGGGCGGATCGCGGCGTTCGCGTCGATCGCGCAGTTCGGCGCCGACCTCGCGCCGGTGACCGGCGACACGCCGGCGCGGACGCGGCAGCGCGACAACCAGGCGGCGCTGGTGACTTTGGTGCAGACCGCAGCCAGCGCCGAGATGGTGCGCGCGATCGCCGACAGCAATTTCTCGTCCTACGAGGATGCGGTGGCGACGCGCGATGCAGCGGCCGAGCTGCTCGATGGTTTCGCACTGGCGGCGGCCGACGCCGGCGATGACGACGCGACCGCCAGCTTCGATCGTCTGCGTCATGCGATGGTGCGCGACGTGACGGCGCGCGGTGGATCGCTGGCGCGGCTGCGCGAGCTGGCGACGATCACGGCCGAGCCGGCGCTGGTGATCGCGCAGCGGATCTATGGCGATCCGGTGCGGGTCGAGCGCCAAGCCGCCGAGCTGGTCGCGCGCAATGCGGTGCGCCACCCTGGCTTCGTGCCGGGCGGGATCACATTGCAGGTGCTGACCGAGGACGGCGCGAGTGGTTGACCTCCCGCGCGACGAATTGATCCTGTCGATCGGCGGCGTCGACTATGGCGGTTGGACCGATGCGTCGGTGTCGGTGGCGATCGACACGATCTGCGGCGGTTTCGAATTCACGCTGGCCGAGCGCGAGCCGGGGAAAGATCGGCCGTTTGCCTTCGAGGCCGGCGCGGCATGCATGGTCAAGATCGGCGGCGAAACGTTGATCTCGGGCTGGATCGACGAAATCACGCCGAGCTTCGATCCCGAGGGGCACAAGATCGGGATCAGCGGACGCGATCGCGCCGGCGACCTGGTCGACTGCTCGGCGATCCATAATCCCGGCAGCTGGATCAATACCGCCCTGGAGACGATTGCCGCCGAGCTGGCGAAGCCGTTCGGTATCAACGTGACCGCGCGGGCGAGCACGGCGCCGAAGATCAAGCGGTTCGCGCTGCAGCAGGGCGAGGGCGTGTTCGAGGCGATCGAACGGCTTTGTCGATATCGCGGGCTACTGCCGATCTCGACGCCGGCGGGCGACGTGGAGCTGATCGCGATTGACCCGAGCCTGCCAGCGGTCGCGCGGATCGCTCAGGGCGTGAACATCAAGTCGGCCTCGGCCGAGCACAATGTCAGCGAGCGTTTCTCGAAGTACATCCTGAAGGGCCAGGCGAGCGGCGATGACGACGCCAACGGCCGCGCGGTCAGCGGCGTGAAGGCCGAGGCGACCGATCCGGCCATCAAACGGCATCGGCCGCTGCTGATCATCGGCGAGGAACAATCGACGATCGGCGGGCTGGAAAAGCGGGCCCGGTGGGAGGCGACGACGCGCGCCGGCAAGGGGCAGTCGGCCAGCGTAACTATCCCGGGCTGGCGCGCGCCGGGCGGCACGCTGTGGGCGCGTGGCACGATGGTCGATCTGTTCGCGCCTTGGCTGCTGATCGACAGCAAGATGCTGGTCGTCGAGGTGACGCATTCGATTGCCGAGGACAGCCGGTCGACGGAATTGCGGCTGTCTCCGCCCGAGGCGTTCAGCCAGCTGCCGGTGAGCGAGGACGCGGAAGCGTCGCGGGTGGGGAAGGCAAAATGAGAGCGTTGTTCAACCGCATCCAGATGATGGCGGCGCGCGCGATCGCGACGCAGGTCGACGACAGCACGGGGCTGCAGTCGCTGCAGGTCGAATTGCTCGCCGATGAAGTCCAGGACTCGGTCGAGCGGTTCACCGAATATGGTTTCACGTCGGTGCCTTTTGGCGATGCCGAGGCGGTGACCTTGGCGCCGGGCGGGCTGCGCAGCCGGGTGATCGTGATCTGTGTCGCCGATCGGCGCTATCGGCTGAAGGGGCTCGAGTCCGGCGAGGTCGCGTTGCATGACGATCAGGATCAGGTGATCCACATCAAGCGCGATGGGATCGAGATCGTCAGCCCGCTGCAGGTGAAAGTGATGGCGCCGACCGTGATCGTCGCGGCCGACGCTGTGCACCTGGGCGACGAAGGCGGCGCCGGCGTGGCGCGGATCGGCGACGCGGTGACCGGCGGCGTGATCACCGGCGGCAGCACGACGGTGTTCGCGGTATGAGCGGGGATCTCGCCAAGCTGCCGGCGCCGGTCGGCTCCTATCTGTGCAGCGTCAGTTTCTGGCGGCAGCCGGATGGATCGGTGCGATCGCAGCTGGAGACGATGTCGGTCAACGTCGTCCGCGAATTGCCCGGCGAGCCGCATCAGAAGCTGCGCGCCGTCGTCGCCTGGATGAACGGCGGCGCCGAGTCCTTCATGCGCCAGGCGATCGCGCTGACGCCGCCCGAGGGGGACGAGTCGTGACGGACATCGCGCTCAACTGGGACGCGGCGCTGTTCGGCGCCGACATTGCTTTGGCGGGCGGTGACCTGGTCACTGATGACGGGCTGCGGACGGCGCTGATCATCTCGTTCTTTTCGGACGCGCGTGCCCGCGATGACGACGTGTTGCCGGACGAGGGCAGCGATCGGCGCGGCTGGTGGGGCGACGTGGCGGCCGAGCCGGCCGATGACGAGACAGGCTCGCGCTTTTGGCTCTTAGCGCGATCGAAGAACCTGCCGACCGTGCTGGCGAACGTGAGCGATTATGCGCGCGAGGCGTCGGCCTGGTTGATCAAGGACGGTGTCCTGGCCTCGATCGACATCGTCGCCGAGACGCCGCGCCGTGATGCGCTGGCTTTGGGCGTGACCGTCTACCGGCCGGGCGGCGCGGCCGGCCGGCGCTTCGACTTCGTCTGGGAGCATACCGCTTGAGTTTCGCACGTCCGACCTTGTCCGAGCTGATCGCGCGCGCGCAGGCCGATATCAACGCGCGCCTGCCCGGTGCCGATTCGCGGCTGCGGCGATCGGTGCTCGGCACGCTGGCGACCGTTCATGCCGGTGCGATCCATGGCACCTATGGCTATGTGGACTATCTCGCGCGCCAGATCCTGCCGGACTCGGCCGACGCCGAATATCTCGCGCGGTGGGCATCGATCTTCGGACTGACGCGCAAGGCGGCGACGGCGGCGGCCGGATCGGCGACGGCGACCGGGACCAATGGCACGGACGTTCCCGCAGGCACCGCGCTCGTTCGCGCCGATGGAGCGCGCTACCTGACGACGGCGCTGGCGACGATCGCGGCCGGCACCGCGACGCTGGCGGTGGAGGCCGAGGCGACCGGCACCGGCGGGGCGATGATTGCGGGGCAGCTGCTGACTTTCGTGTCGCCGATCGGCGGCGTGTCGGCGACCGCGACGGTGGCGGTGGGCGGCATCGATGGCGGCGCCGAGGAGGAGAGCGACGCGCTGTTGCGCGACCGGCTGCTACTGAGGATTCGCGAGCCGGTGCGCGGCGGCGCGGCCAGCGACTATCGTTATTGGGCGCTGCAGGTGCCGGAGGTGACGCGGGCGTGGGTCTATCCGGCGATGTCCGGCCTCGGCACGGTCGGCGTCGCGTTCGTGATGGACGGGCGCGTCGACATCATTCCCGACGCTGGGGACGTCGCCGACGTCCAGGACCATATCGACGCGTTGCGGCCGGTGACCGCCGACGTGACCGTGTTCGCGCCGGTGGCCGATCCGCTGGCCTTCACGATCGAGCTGGTGACCGACACCGTCGCGATCCGGGCGGCGGTGACAGCCGAGCTTCGCGACCTCATCGCGCGCGAGGCCGAGCCGGGCGGCACCTTGCTGATCAGCCATATCCGCGAGGCGATCTCGATCGCGGCCGGCGAGACCGATCATGTGCTGACCGTGCCTTCGGCCAACGTGACGGCGGCGGCGGGCGACATCACGACGCTCGGCGTCATCACCTGGGCCTGAGCGATGGACGCCGCCGGTCACCTTCTGCAACTCCAGTCGCTCCTGCCGCAGGGCCGCGCCTGGCCGCGCGATGCCGATGCGGTGTTGACCGATCTGCTCGGCGGCTGGGCGGAGGAGTTCGCGCGGGTCGATGCGCGGGCGGAGCTGCTGGTCGAGGAGGCCGACGTGCGGACCTCGGCCGAGCTGCTCGGCGACTGGGAGCGGCTGCTCGGCCTGCCGAATCCGTGCACGGTCGCGGCGACGACGGTCGCCGGTCGCCAGCTCGCCGCGTGGCAGGACCTGGCGCTGCAGGCCGGGCAGACGCCGGCCTTCTATATCGCGCTGGCCGCGGCGATCGGCGTGACGATCGAGATCCACGAATTCGATCCGGCGGTCGACAGCTATGATTCGAGCCTGACGGCTTTGATCGCCGGCGGGAAATACCGCCACGTCTGGCGCGTCCATGTGCTGACGGCGTCGGATTACTGGACATTCCGCGCCGGCATCGGCCGCGCCGGCGATCGCCTGGAAGAGGGCGGGACGCTCGATCTGGAGTGCATCATCACCGCGTGCCGGCCAGCGCACAGCTATGTCATTTTCACGTACGAGGGAGGCTGATCCATGCATCGGATCGACGCGAGCGGCTATGCGGCCGGGGGTTTCTTCAAATCGTCGCCGGCGCCGGCGACGGTGGTTTCCGTCGCCTGGCTGAACGGGGTCCAGGAAGAGATCGCCAAGGTGATCGAGGACCCGACGGGCGGCAACACGGCCCTGGTCAAGGCGAACAACGGCCAGCTTCTGACCGCGATCCGCAAGATCGCGATCCCGGCCGCGCCGACCTTGGCGATGCCGGGGCGGTCGTTCAATCCGGACGGTACGATCGAAATGTGGGCATCGGCCTCATGCGCGGCGAACACGTCGACCGCGATCAACCTGCTGTCGCCCGGCTTCCCGACAGCCTGCCTGTTCGCGCTGTGCAACGGCGGCAACCCATCGGGCAGCCAGCAGGACAATCCGCCGTTCGTGACGGCTTGGTCGACGACGCAAGTGACCGTCTACAACGCGATCGACAGCGCGGTGACCGTCAACGTCTGGGCGAAAGGATACTGACATGGCGGTGGATGCGGCTGCGATCCGGGTGCTGCTCGACCGGGCGACAAAGGGGCCTTGGTACACGGTCGGACACCCGTGGCGGGACTGGGGCGTTTCGGGCTCGATCCTCGCCGGCAATCCCGATCCGCATGTCGGCAAGATGGTGGTCGACGGCCCCTATGAGTTGGACCTGCTCGAAGACGAGGGCGAGACCGACGCCGGCGTGGTCGAGCAAAGCGATTGCGACATGGACCTGATCGTCGCGCTCCGGAACGCGGCGGAGGAGCTGCTGGCGGCTTATGAGAAGGCTCTGATTTCCAACCCCTGACGGGGGAGGTCGGGGCGCGCCAACGCCCCGAACCGCGGGCCGCAACCCGCACCTCGGCGCGTCCATGGCCGCGCCTCAGTTCCCCCGGCCGTCGAGCGGCGGGGGCGTTATGACGAGTGGAAGTTAATGGAGGATTTTGGTCTGGCGCCGGTGGCGCCGGTACGGCCCGTGGCGCCCTATATCGGCGGGAAGCGGGTGCTGGCAAAGCGGCTGGCGGCGCGGATCGCGCATGTGCCGCATCGACTCTATGCCGAGCCGTTCGTCGGCCTCGGCGGTGTGTTCTTCCGGCGCACGAGTCGGCCGGTGGCGGAGGTGATCAACGATATCTCGGCCGACGTGACGACGTTGTTCCGCATCCTGCAGCGGCATTATCAATCGTTCCTGGAAGAGCTGAAGTGGCGGCTGTCGTCGCGCGCCGAGTTCGATCGGCTGATGCGGGTCGATCCGGACACGCTCACGGATCTCGAACGGGCGGCGCGGTTCCTCTATCTCCAGCGCCAGGCGTTCGGCGGCAAGGTTGACAGCCGGCACTTCGGGCTGACCCGGACCAACCCCGCGCGGTTCGACCTGACGAAGCTCGTGCCGATGCTCGAAGACGTTCACGAGCGGCTCGCCGGCGTGGTCATCGAGCGGCTGCCCTATGCGGATTTCATCCGGCGATACGACGCGCCGCAGACGCTGTTCTATCTCGACCCGCCCTATCACGGGTGCGAGGGCGACTATGGCATGGGCGTGTTCTCAGCGGCCGACTACGCGCGGCTGAGAGACCTCTTAGGCGGCATCCAGGGGTGCTTCATCTTGTCGATCAACGACACGCCGGACGTGCGGGCGGTGTTCGGAGATTTCGCGATCGAGGAGGTGGCGTTGAACTATCGCCTGAGCGGCACCGTGACGCCGGCGCGGGAGCTGATCATTGCGGGCGGTGGCGCGTGATCCCGTTCCGGAGTGCTCTAATTTCATCTGTCCGAGACTCTAAGATCGCGTGTCGCGCTACA